TAAGGCTTCGTTTTGCTCGGTATAAGCGGCTAAGGTTGATACGTCAAATGCCATCGTTTTTTATTTTTATTTGTTTAAAATTGCGTCTCTATACTTGTTTATTCTTTGTTCTTTTATACTGTTTGTTTTTACAAATTCAGTAAAGCTATTTGGTTTTTTAATTGGATCTTCTGTCGGAGTTTGTGAAATTGATTCAATCAAATCAGCTACTTGTTGAAATCCCTGCTTTACCTTGTTTTCAAGTTCAGCAATCTTTGCATCATTTGCCTTGATTAATTCTGCAATCACCTCATTAAATGCCTTAGCCATTTCTTCCTCTTTCTTCTTATCGTAACCAGCCTCAACATCAACCTCTGGACTTGCTTCAACTACTTTAGTTTCGATTGCGGTAATCATACCATTTTCATCTAAAGTGATTTCCGTTCCATCCATTAATTCATGATCTCCAACCGGTGCAGGGTTACCTTCAAGCGTTACCAATCCGCCAATCTCTAAAGCTGAAATCTCAACCTTAGTGCCGTCCATTAAAGAATATTCAGCCATCTCAACCTTAGTTTCTTCAACCTTAGTATCTTCGGCTTCAACTGGCAAAATGTTGTCATCAAACAAAGCCTTTATTTTTAAAATTGCTTCTTGTGCGTTCATACTTTTTATTTAAATAGTTAAAAATTGATTCTTTATCACTTAACTTCTGATAATATTTTCTTGATTGCATCCATTAATGATGCGGCTTGATTTACCTCCTTTGGTTTATAACTGAATAACCCCTCAACGCTGAAACCCATTATCTCTCCGCTTTTTACTTTTGCCCATGCTTCATCATTTTCGACAATCATAGAACCGAACCAACTCCCTTCTGGCGCATCTTCAAAACCTTTCATCGGCATAATACCTCTGGAAGAATCTGATATAAAACTTTCAAATAAAGTAACGCCCTCAAATTGTTGATTGGAATTGTGCATTAAATTCACGTTGCTTTGGAATCCTTTTTTGAAAAATTTCTGCACAATCTTGATAATAGTGCTCGCACTAAAAGCCACGTAATAATCACCATAAGTATTATCAGATCTAAAAATAGGCGTATCAGCCAACATAATAGCCCCAGAAATAATGCGGCGGTCTTCATTAGTGACTTCAAATTTTTGTGTTTTGTTAAATGCATTCCAATTTCTTTGTATTGCGGGGCGATCTACCAATGCGATAAAATCGACTTGTGAATCATCTTCAATGCTATCCGTAATGTCAAGCATATAAATAGGGATTTCAGTATTCATGTTTATAAATAGCTTTTATTTAAAAGTTTATCATTTAATCAAATCTTGCTCTGTTTTCAATCTCCTGCATCCTGCTCTGACTATTGGTAATATCTGTTTCAACAACATACGCCCTGACTATCGTATCCCCTGATGCACGATCAACACCACCGCCACCTCCGCCACCTAAATCTGGAGTGTCCATTTGGTTAATCGTAGGGATAGAACCCATAGAACCAACACCCCCACCAGGAGAAGGTATATCAATGAATCCCGGCTCCGATGATCCGCCAGGTACGGGAGGAGTTTTTACTGCTAAAATAGATTTTACATTTTTGAATCCAGCAACAACTGCCGCCGCCGCCGCCGCAATACCTAAAGGAACACCGACAACTGGTATTTTTGCTAATGATGCAAAAGCTGCAGTTGCTGACATATATGTATCTATTGTTGTTGAAACAACCGCTGCCGCCTTTCCTGCAATCGTATGCTCACCAACTGCTTTAGCTACGTTCTTTAGAGTGCTGCTAATTTTCCCAGCATTTTCCGCTCTGGATGCAGCTTCTTTTTTACTGAGTTCAATTCTGCCATCCGTTAATTCCTTTTCAGTTTTGCTATATGCAATACTATCAATTTTACCCTCCTTAAATAATTTTCTGTTTAATGCTAAAGCATCATCTACGCCTTTTTTTCTGGCTGCAAAAGTTAGGCTTTCATTATTCGTAATATCTTTAAACCTTTCAAACTCCTTATCGTTAGCCTCCTTTAGAAATTTACTATCAATCGCCGCAACTTCTGAACCATATTTACTCCTTAATGCCGCAACTAATAATCCTTTTTGTTTTTCGGTATAATCTGCATTGTTAAGTATTTTATTAGTTTCCTCAAGCATTTTTTCATCCAATGCTGCAATTTCTTTTTCTTTGCCTTCCTTAAATGCAGCAATACGAGCATCTGATAAAGTAGCTTGTAAATCCTCTTCGAATTTTTTATCCTTCTTTGCTTGATCTTCTTTTATTTTGTTGTCAATTGCATTAACTTCTAACTGATAAGTCGCTTCACTTGCTTTTTTTAACTCATTCTTAGTTTTTATGTCAATCTTTAAAGCATCAATTTCAGAGATCCTTGCATTATTATTTATCTCCGCTTGTTTTTTTGCCTTATCATCCTCTGAAGTAATTTCAGCTAATGCCTTTTGATTCTGCAAATCAAGCAACATTTTATCAGCACTCTTTTTATCTTCAATAGCTTGTTTGTTCGCTTCATCCCTTTTCTTCTTTGCTTCCTCTGCTGCTTTCTTATCCTCCTCCGCACTTTTCTTATTAAATTCCGCACTTAAAACTAATTGCTCAACTTTTAAATCCCTAAACTTTTTCTGTTCTTCTTCCGATAATGTCCCTTTTACCTTACTCGCATTTCTAAGATCATCCAGTTCATTTTCATTTCTTTGTTTACTTAACTCATATATTTCTTTTTCAGATCCGCCCTGCGCTTTTAAAACTTTGATTCTGTTTTCGATGTCTTCATTTGCACGTTTATTTGCGACCGATAATTTATCAAGATTCCTTTCCGCCTCGCTTGTGATTCCTACAAAGTCAGTAAATTGCTCAACTAAATTACCAACACCTTTAGCCAAAGTCCCAAGCGGACTGTTTTTAATCCAGTTACTGATCTTATCAAAGTTTTGAATAACCAAACCCAGCGCAACAACTAATGCACCGATACCAGTAGCTATAATCGCACCCTTTAAAATATTGAATCCAACGCTGGTCTGAACAGTTGCAATCCCGAAGGCTTTCTGAATTGTTACCGCCGTTTGGGTTGCTGCATTGTTTAAAGTCTGGAAGGTTGTTGTGCTTTTAATTACTGCACCCAACTGTTTAAATGAATCTACACTTTCACCAACTGACTGCAATCCTTGCGACAATGCCATTGCCGCATTTACTTTTAATAAAGCGGCTTCGACATTCTTATTTTCTTTACCAAATAAAGCCATTCCGCCCTGCAGCGCAGCGAACCCACCAGCAACACCAGCCAATGAGGAAGCCACCGCCTTGAATTTAGCATCCGGATTGAATGCATCGGTCAAGGCTTTAGCATCGCCGATTCTATCTTTTAAATCCGCTGCACGCTTGGCCGCATTAATTGCCTCTTTAGATGTCGCTCCAAACTTATCAGAAAGCAATCCAACATCTGCCTGCGCCTCTTTTAATTGGGTTCTTAATGACTTTACCGATTTGTCGGTTTGATCAAATGCATTATCTAATTTCTTTACATCCTCAGTAGCTTTATTTGCATCTGTGGTAATTTTTATTCCTATTATTTCCTCAGCCATTAGTCTGTATTTATCACTTTTAATAATTCAACTTGTGTTGTCCGGTAAGATGTCGGATCGTAGGAACTTATTTTATTTAACCTAAATAACACGCCATTAATCCAAATGTATTTGCTGAAATCTAAATTGTAAATATCAACTGCCGTTAAATAAACCCGGCATGTCAATAGTTTGGATTCCATATCCGTAATCTCTAAGATATAAGGCTTATGATAGATATTAAATAGATTATTTGTCGGGTAAGTTGTTGCAGGAAATTCAAGTTCCTTTGGTACTCCGAAATTAATATCAATCGTCGGCGTTACCGGATCATTCAAATGACCAGCATAGCCGTAAGTAGTCAATGAAGCTAAATTACTCCCCGCCCCATTCACTCCGCTTTTAATATGCCATTGATGCGCAATACTTAATTTTTTAGCCATTAATATCCGAATAACAGAATCCATCGGATCCTCTTGCGTATTATAATTTGACAATTTATAAATCGCTGAAAAATATTTGTCAAGATGACCATGCGAAGTAGGCTGCACTAATACTGTTGGTGCAAAAATTATATTAGTCCCTGCCGTATCCTTTACAAAATCAAACTCTGAATCATAAATAAAATCTCCATAACTCTGCACGTACTTTTTTTTATAATTTTCATTGTAATAATCAATGTCATCCGTATATCGGTAAGCATAGTATCTGGCATTTAATTGCGACATCGGTTTAATTGACATGGCCGAACCAGTATCAATCTTTTGCGACCAGTCTAAACTATTAGTGACCGATGATGAATAAAAGTCTATGTAAGGCGAAATATTGATCTGCTTTTCGTTTATATTGTCCTGAAAAACATACAAATTAAACATCTTGCAGATTGACAAAAAGAAGTCTTTTTGAAATATTCCTTTTGGTAAATTCTCATTAATTGATATCACACCATTATAAGCCACATCAACTATCTGGGAAGTGATCTGAGCAAGGTTAATGTTTGCGCTTGATATTGTTACTATGTAAGTATTGGCAGCGATTGGAACGCTTATTTCAATCCGTACTGTGTTTGTATTTAAAATGTCACCAGTAAAATCAAAAGTAAACGTAAAAGGATTATTTGCCGAAAACGTATTTTGCGTAAACGCCTGAACTGCAACCCCAGCAATATACAAAGTTGCAGTAATTGAGGAAGCCGCATCCGTTTGATAAACTCCAGTAATCGAAGCAATTGTTCTGACTGTTTTTGTTCCATCTGTGTAAGTAAAAATACTTTTTCCTGCATTTTCGGTAACATCCAATAAAACAGTAGTATCAAAAGAAAGATTTGCACTCCTTGCGGTTGGTGTATTGCTATTGAGCAAGACTTGGGAGATTGTTTTTGTGCCTAAAATAAACCGATCATTCGTACCTCTGATTCCCTGACTATTATTCGGGATAATTAAAGTCTTAAAAAATGCAGTATTAAAGAAATCACAATTTAAAGTATAGGTTGTTCCTTCAAATATTTTTTCGATATACTCCTTAACATACAAGGCCGGGCGAAAAGCTGAAACGCTGAAATCATCTTTATTGCTTGAAACATTCCCATAATCAATCAACGGATAATAATATCCAGATCCATTGACTGTATCCCAGCTATCTTCGATTTCTGTTACGTTATATGTATGGTTATACTCGCTGAAATCTAAATCCTCCAATCTCCTATTCCCTAACTCTGTAATAAATCCTCCTAACTCTCCGAATACTGCGCATTGATATTCTGTGATTCCCTTATCAGTTACTATCTCAAGAATCCTGATCACGCCTTTAAAAATTTGAATCCTATCAATGTAAACCTCACACTTTGCCGCCTGAGATGCAGTAAAATTTGTGTTTACGTTCGGTAAGTCCATATTATGCTCATGAGCCATATTGATTTCAAAAGCAAACCCGAAAATCTGATTGTTTCTGGCAGTCGCTGGTATTGAAATAGTCCTGCTAAAGGAAGTATTTTTGCTTCCAAAATCCTTGACATCATCCACCGAATACGTAAAGTCCGTTGAAATGTCATTCAACAAATCAATCAAATTATCCTCAATATAGATTTCAG